TCAATGATCACGACATGATAACTGCACGCTTTCGGCTCACTCTCAAATCCTACCACCTTAGCCCCAGACCACTTTTGCCCCTCAAATTCCACCAGCACTCGATCCCCGACCTCAAATGCTGCCGCATTGCAGGCCATGTACCGAATGGGTATGCCGGACAGGGCAGATGCTTGATTGACGTTTAAATCAATAACTGAACACTTCTCGGTATCCAAAGTCACATCGCAGGTGTCGTTATCTGCATCAATGGCTGTGATCTCCCCCAGGCGGTATTGTGGCCGCCATTTCTGCCAGCCAGGGAGCATGGCCAGGTTATAAAACGTGGCCGCCGGGGTTGTGGATTTGATCGGAAATATTTGCCCATCCCTGACTGCATCATAGACCGCCGCCCCATCATACCCGGGCCGGACAAGCACATGATCACGTTCTCCAGGAACTTCCACTGTGCCAACTTCTCCGGACAGATCGGTGGTCAAGTCAGCGCACCAAGCGGTGATGGAATCACTCGCCGGGACATCGGACAGGGACTCGATCTTCTTGGTCGTGACCTCTAGCTCAAGCTTTGCATCAGCGAGCTTATTGACCGTCAAACCGTAGGCCTCCAGGGCCCCCAGATATGGTTCTTGGGCGGTCTCAATATCGGCCAGGTATTGATCCATGTCCTCAGTGCTGGCCTCGATTGCTTCGTTCAGGTCGGCCTCGGCCTCGTTCAAAGCTGTCTCGGTTTCGTCCCGCTCATTTTCCAGCTTGGGTATCTTATCGTAACGCAGCTCGTCGTAGCGTTCTTCAAGTTTGGTTAGCTGGGCCTCGACCCGGTCCTTATTAAATTGCAGCTGCAGCTCATAGAGGCCGTCACCCAAGTGGGATTGGATTGTTCCTTTGCCCATCAAGCCGCCCCTGGATTAAGGCCCAGCAGAAATTCGCTGGCTTCCTCGTTCGCCCGGACCTGTACTTTCTCCAGAATCTTCCACATAAAAGCCTCCAGCTCCGGTTCCAGGCCCTGAGCCTCAATCTGGATCAGTCCGTCGCCCTCTTCCATGGCATCGCGTTTGGCCTGCATCATCTTGATCTGCTCCTGGATCAGCTTACCCTGATCCTCAGCTGCCTTCTCTTGGACATCCATCTGCTGCTTGATCGCATCTTCCAGAATCCATTCTTGTCCGGTAGTAAGATCATTCCCACCCAGGGTAGAAAAAAGATTCGAGATGCCTTCAGTTGTGGATTGTATAGTGCTGGAAGTGGCTTCGACTGAATACTTAAATTTCTCCATGCTGGCCTCAGCCTGGGCTATATTCACCTTGGCCGTCCACTCCATGGCGGTCTGCATAGTTTCGGCCTGGGCCTCGATTCCTGCCATATCCTTTTCAATGTTAGCCAGCTTTATGTCCGTCTCAAGCTCCAGCTTTTTTTTAGCCGGAATTGCGTTCTCGATTTTCGCTTTGGTCTCCTCAGCCGTTCCATTATCGTCCACGTCTATGTTGGATTTCTGCTGCTCTTTAACTCCAGGGATGTCATTGATCTTTTGCATAACCTCGGGGACAGACCCGTTATCATCAACATTTACGTCCGTGCTCTTTTCGTCCGGTATCTCCTCGACATTTTCTTTAACTTCCGCGGACGTCCCTTTGTCGTCTACCTCGGCATCAACCTTTTTCTCGTCCGGGATATCGTTGACGTTGCCGCTGAGGCGCTTAGCAGCAGATGAGGCGTCGTCCAGCGCCCCCTCGACCCGTTGATTGATCTGGGTCTGAAAGCTCTCCAAGCTATCTATCGCGCCACTAAAATCCAGCCCGGGGATATAGCTCATAGCATCCAGTATGCCCTGGAGTGCTTCCACGATTCCGGCACTGGCCAGACCGATTGTGGCTTCAATGCTATTCCAAACCACAGAAACCGAGTCCACCAGGTCATTGAACGCGTCAATAAGGACCATGACCACATCAACGACCGGCTCCATAACTTTTACCGCATTGGCAAAGAAATCAATAAACGCGCTGCCGCTATCCACCACGCGTTGCATGGCCTCGGCCAGCCCTTCCGGTGTAGTCAGATCCAGGCCGTCGAACAAGCCACCGAATGCTTCCCCAACATTGCGGATGGAATCGGCCAGCGGATCCCAATCCACTCCCTCCATGGCCTCTGGCAGAACCTCGGCAATGGCTGACAACTCTTCCGCCAGCCCCTCGGCCAGCTCGTTCACCATGTCAAAAAATGGATCAAGCGCCCCTTCATCAACAGATTCCTGGAGTGCGTTGACAATATCCGTCCCGCCCTTGACCGCCTCGGTGGCAGCCGCCTTGAACTGATCTCCAATAACTATTGACAGGTTCGTCCAGGCCTCATTCCATCGGTCTAACTGTTTATCGGCGCTCTCAAGCTTTGCCTGCAGTTCCTCCGTGACCGATCCGGCGCTATTGATAGCCGTCTCGTAGACATCCCCAGCCTTGTCGTATGAGTTCATGGTGGCCAAAAACTTGGCGCTATGCTCAGCCCCGGCAATTTGCTGAGCTACAAATGTTTTCTGGCTCGGCTCCAGGTCCTGAAATGCCTCGGCCACATCATAGAGGATATCCCGTCCGTCCCGCAGCTGTCCGTTGCTATCGGTCTGAGCTACGCCCAATGCCTCCAGCCCATCCTGGACCCGGCTGGTATCACTGACCAGGTTGTTGAGGATCTTGGCAAACGCGGTCCCTACTTTTTGCCCATCCTGGAATTTCTCAATAGCCGGGACCAGAAAGCTGGACATTTCCTCGAACGACAAGCCCATAGCGTCAGCAATAGGAGCGACCCGGCCCATGGCCTCGGTAAGCTGCCCGACGCTGGAGGCATAGTTGTTGGATATCTCGTTGGCCACATCCAACTTGGACCTAGCCTCATCTACCTCCAGGCCAAACCCTTTCATGATTTTGGTCAGGGTCTCTGTTGACTGAGCCGCATCCAGCTCAGAGGTATACAGCAGGGCAATGGACTCTTCGGCCAGCTGGGTGGCTTCCTCGATGTCGTATCCGGCCTGCACCCATCCGGCTATGGACTCCACAATCTCTTGGGAGCTCACCCCGTACTGGTTCGACAGGTCCATGGCCGCCGTTTTTGCTGCGTCCAGTTGTTCTGGCTGACTGCCAAGCACTTTTTCCAGCTCGACCATAGCCGTCTCAAAATTCACGGCCTGGTCATAGGCCTCCTTGAGCCCAGCCCCAATGAGGGCAGTTATCCCCGCACCAACAGCGGCAATGGCCGCAGCTGCAGCCGCTCCCTGCTTGGCAACACCGCCAAAACGGCTATTCAGCCCGCCAAGCTGATTGTCTACTTGCTTGATTTGACTAGACGCCCTATCCTCGCCGTTGAGGATGATGTCTATTGTTTTGGAAAGATCAGCCACGGAGGCCTCCCATGATTACATGCTCCAAATGCGGGACCACTGAAATTGAGGACCGGTTCCCAACCTGCCCCCACTGCGGCAACAGGTTGGCGTACGAACGGATGATGGCCAAGTCACAGCAAATATGCTCAGTATGTGGATCTTCGGATATTGTGCCGGTCAACTCTCCGGTGGCTCGGCGCATCATTTCTGAGCGCGACTCCTGCTAGCATACCAGTCCTCCCACAGCCCTACCTCCAGGGTCGTCAAATACCCCTCCGGGAACAGATCCGGCCTTACTTCGAACAAGAATCGTCCTCGTTGATGGCAGAGGGCAAGGGCGCATCTGACTTCTGGGTCTGCTTGGAGGGCTGCTTTTTTTTTGCCTGCCTGCCCTGGCCGGTCAGTTCCATGATCTTGTTGGTCAACTGATAAAACTCTACCGGGTAGGTTTCAGCAAACTTGACGGCCAGCTCATGGTCCATATCCGGGTCTACTGTCCCCAGGGTAAACTGCTCCAAGCGCTTGGCCAGATCATTGGGCACGCTCTCGCTGACCCCCAGCATCTCCCGCATGGCCTGCACCTTTTCCTGCTGATTGCTACTGTGCAGAGCTTCGACAACAGAGCTGATGTTTTTGTTTTTCTGCACGGCCTCGTTGCACCGGGCCAGCTCTTCGGCGGTGAGCCCGCGCACTACAAACGCGGGCTCTTCGCCTTCGGCAAACCATTCTTTGAGATCCGGAACCGGCACGGATTCCGTCCGGTCCTCGAATGTCGCTTTACGGAAAGACTTTACGTCAAATCCCATCAGCTAGCCTTCCTGGTATGGGCCTCTACTGGACTGATAGTAAACGATGCCGTCTGGTTTCCGCTGGCTGGATTTGCCGGGGTAAATCCCAGCTTGCCCTGGTCCAAGACATACGGCGACTTGTTGCGGTCAGGGAAGAACTTGAACCACAGCACATTATCCACATAATCCAGAATCGTGTCTGTGGCATTGTCCTTCATCATGGCTTCAAAGCTGCCCTGGTTGAGAGATGTAGACCGACTGCCCACCGTAGACCCATAAACCTGAGTTGAGCTCGTCGAATGCGAGTTCGTGCTCGGAACAAAATCGTAGGCGTAGGGCTTTTCGACCATGCTGTCCTCAGCGGTGTAGTATGTGGCATACACTGCTTTTGTTTCCTTGGTTGATCCACTGTCATCGCTATGGATTGTTGGCAATGCGCTCCCAAACTCCACCTGCCCGTCCAGGAGATCGACGTCCCAGGTCGGATAGTCCGCTTTTTCCAGGTGGGTGTTGATCTGCTGCTTGATCTCGGATGATGTGAACACAGCCGCCGTGCTGGAGGTCATGCGGACCTGTCCGATCTCGATGGAGTCAGTTGGTATCCAGGGCGGGCCACCGTCTGCGCCGCGCTCAGATGAAAACGTGGTGCCGGTAGCCTCTGTTCCCTCCACCTCTTCGACTGCCCCAGCGCTCGTAATGGTGACGGAGCTGATTTTGGCATTGTCACCTGTTGGTCGGGTGACGCTGAACCCAGACTCGGAGGACACGCTGGTCAATTCTCCCGCCAGCCAGCAGGTCAGAGCGGCTACGTCTACGGTATCCTGAGTGCTGCCCGGGGTGATTGTCCCGCCGGTCAAGAGGCCGTTAGGGCGGACCTCGGCCGCGTATTCGCTTTGCCCGGACCACAGGCCGTCACCACTGGTGAAAGTCTTGTTGTCCCCGTCGTCGTTGAGTTTGGTGTAGTCCACAAACTCCGGGATGGTCTCGAACATAAGCTTTGCATTTTCAGCCGATCCTACTTGTGCCATGATATTTACTCCTATAGATTGGTTTGCGTGTATGGATCACCAATGTGGGTTGAATATTGAACCTCAATGTCTATCTGCACCGAGAGGGCCTGTTCCATTTTGTCCGGCCAGCCCTCCACCCCCCCGCTGGTGTACCGCAGGTCATCAATCCTGCCGATACTGTCCCGGCCCCCGATGACCGTGCTGATAAGATCACCAAGCACGATTTCGGCCAGCTCGCCAGAGGTATAATTGCCCAGGACCTGGAGTGAATAGATCGACACTGGCATGATTATATGTTGCTCACCATATCGTCGTTCTGCTGTCTCCATTCCTGGCAGGACCATGATGCAGGGCACGATGCTGTCGCGAATGATAGTCTCCGGATCTCTGCGTACACCTCCATATCCGGACAGAGTCTCCAACTGGGTCACAAGATCCTGGATGATAAGCTCGCGTATTGTGTCTGCCATTATACTAGGCCTTTGTGCTTATTAAGTATGTGCTGCACCTGGTGCGCCAGCTCTTTTTCCAGCCTCTCTCCCGCGCCGTCCTCGATCTTCTCCCAGGTCTCGGGCTCGGCGTACACATGCTCTGGGTGCGGGGCTGGAAACCACATCAACCGTGCGCTCCCGCCGCGCTTGCCTAGCGTGCCGCCAGACCCCGCCGGCCCGTATCGGCCATACAAATCATCATAGCTGCCGTAGGATCGCTTGCTTGGCCTACGCAGGACCATCTTCTTGGATCCAGACGTGGCCAGAAATGACCTGGGTATGAGCTGGCGACCAGTGCTTTTTTTCACGTTTACCTTAACACCCTTTTTGGTCTGGCTTGTCCCGGCAACATCGGTCAGATGTACTGTTTTGCCCGTCGAGCTTGTGGTCCCGGACAGATTGGCCTTATTGGCCTTGGTGACCCTTATCCTCTTGCGTAATGCAGATGCTTTGTAGTTATGGGTTTTTCTGACAGTTTTGACCATGTCGGTCTTTACCCCGTTCAGGCTCCGGTTTATCGCCCGCATGACAGCGGTTCTGGCTCCGTTTTTAACGTCCCGCAGCGCCCAGGCCACAGCGTCTACGTCTGATTTGTCCAGGGTGATGTTGAGCGAGTTGTTGCCGTAAATGGTCATGCGCGCGCCATCTGCTTGGTCAGGGCCAGAGTCGCCCCCAGGCCATCCCTGCTGAGTATATCGCCCACCTGATACGTCACCCCGCCCAGCATTACCATATCTCCCTGCGCGGGCTCGGAAACTTCGGACGACCTCACGTCAATGGTCGCCGCCGCCACCCACACCTC